ATCGTCGTGAAAAGAAATTGGGTAAATTTAAGAAAATATTCACATTGGCCAACGACGCGATGAAACAATATGAGCAACATATTCGGCAATTAATCGATGAGAAAAACAAAGTTGAAGATTTCAAATACAACGCAATTTCAGAATTCGATGATGGAAATTTTAATGTCACAACTCGTGGGACTAGAACTATTGATATAGCTAGTAAAACCCGTGAAATGGAAAAACGTTCCTATTATGGGCAAGAGACAACAACGGTTCCATTACCTTTATTGACATTATCAGCTCAGCCCGATGGTCAGTATTCAATCGATTCAGGCTCTGGAATGATTAGAGAATGGGACAAATTTGAATTTAAGGCCCATCACATCAAGGAACTGGCAGAATTTTTAGAAAAAGTTATGTTTGAAAACGAACACATGACCGACTATTTGGAGGAAGATGATGATTGAGAAAGCAAAATCGTACGCAGTACATAGACACAGCATAGCAAATCAAACCTATGATGGAAAACCATATGAAACCCACTTGAGCGAAGTGGTAAACGTGGTTGAAGAATTTAAGCATCTAATTCGGGGATTCTCCGAAAACTACGAACAACTGATTTCAGCGGCATGGAACCATGACGTATTGGAAGATACAGATACCAGCTATGGAGATTTGGAAAAGGTGGTTGGAACGGTAGTTGCTGATTTGGTATATAGAGTTACCAACGAATTGGGAAAAAACAGAATTGAACGGGGAATGAAAACTTACCCCAAAACAAGAGAAAGCCACGGAGCCACGTTTCTAAAATTATCGGACAGGATTGCAAACACCCGCCGGTCAAAGAGGAACGGGCATCGCATGTTTAAAGCATACACTAAGGAATACCCAACATTCAGATACGCTCTAAAGCGTGGGGTACTCTTTGCAGATATGTGGGCACATCTCGATGAACTATATGGATATGAGGAAGATTAAAAATGACCAAGACAATTGAAACTGAATATTATGGAACCATTACGGTAAGGGATGCTATGGCGTCTCCCGACGGGACAAGTTTACAACCATTGATTGAAATCCGTGGGGAAAATGTGGACATTGACATATACGAGATGCATTCCGATGAAGTCACCGAGGATAACATCGATGAAATCATTGAAGACAACGAATCGGGATATTAAAAATGACTAATCAAACATACGAATATGACGAATCGGTATGTTGTGAATTATGCGGTCAGGAATTACGGCGTATTAAACAACTGATTAAATTGGATGACATGGGTCACTTCCCTAGTGATTGGGAAGCGACAAAAGAACAACACGGAGATTTGGCCAATTGTATCAAATATTTACGAAAAGAATTGGACAGCGTTCGAAGCGCGCAATATCCAACGGAAACTAGAGGATTTAGATAATGAATAAATTAATTATAATGGTGGCAGTACCAGGGGCTGGCAAGTCCACTATCGCCAAAGAAATAGTGCGTAAAGACCCATCAAATTGGGTTAGGATTAACCGCGACGATCTCAGAATGATGATGAACGGCGGAGCATATTCGGATGAACTAGAAATGGTTGTAGCTAAGACTGCATTCGATATGGCCAAAAAGGCATTGAAAAAGGGTCTGAATGTTATTTCAGATGATACCAACTTAAAGGGGAAAGTGCGTAAACAATGGCACAAAATTGCCGAAAAAGTCGGTGATGTTGAAGTAATTGAAAAATATATCGATGTAGATTTAAAGACCGCTTTGAAGAGAAATGCTGGCCGTCCTGTAATTGATCAAGTTCCAGAGGGTGTGGTTAAAAAATTCTTCACGAAATTCATCAACAAGAATTTAAACATAGTTCCTAAGAGCTATTATCCACCAAGCACAAATGGGTCGTTCTATATCAAACAGGATGAGTCATTACAAAAATGTATCTTGGTTGACATTGATGGTACTATTGCAAAGATGACCAACAGGGGACCATTCGATTGGTCTGCTGTATATAAGGATGATGTAAATGAACCAGTACATGAGTTGTTGAAATTCATCCAACATTGCAATTGGACTGATATGGAACATTGTATTCCTGAAGAGGATATGGTTAAAATCATATTCTTATCAGGCCGTGATGGACACGCTCGCGATGAAACAATCCGATGGTTCGCTGATAAGACTTGGTTCCCAGTAACATACGGGGACAACCTATTCATGAGAGCACCAGATGATATACGCCGAGATTCAATCATTAAAGATGAATTATATGAGGCTGAAATCAAGGGCAAATACAACGTGTTATTCGTATTGGATGACCGTGATCAAATGGTTGAACACTGGAGAGAAGTGGTCGGAATACCATGTTTTCAAGTGGCCGAGGGTGATTTTTAAATAAAGGAGAAAGTTATGAAGCTTTACAGAATCGAGCACAAAGCAACAACTGATGGAATGTGGACAGTTAAATTTGATGGTGAGTTAGTACTTGAAAAACTAACCGATAGGAGACTGGCCGAAATGCCCATGCCCCATGATGATATTCATAGGACAGACGGTAAGATTTGGAAAACTGCAGTTGGTAGCATGGCTGATATGTCTTATTGGTTTTCTAAACGGGACGTTCAAGAAATGGTTGACAATGGATTTATAATGATTGAATTTGATTGTGAAGAAACCATCGAAATGGAACATCAGATTATATTTAATGACGCTCTACGGGAAAATGTGGTTGATGTAACAGCCAAATTTTTGGAAAGTGTTTAAAAATAAATTAAAATAATAGCAGAAAACGCTTGACTTTGTCATTTTTATCTTGTATCTTCAGGTATGATAAGAAAGTCAAAACAAAACACAATTGGAGAAAAAAATGGATAGAAGACGCGCACGTGTATTAGGAACAGAATTAGAAACCGTATTGGCAGAATTTGCTGCAAAGAACGGTTTGGAAGTAGAGAATAAGGGTGGGAAGTTTGATTCACTTTCATTCGCTCCCAAATTTGAGTTCCGCGAGGTCGGTGTGGAATCCCGTGAGGCGTTGGATTTTAAATCTGAGGCACATTACTACGGTTTGGAACCAACCGATTTGGGTCGTGAATTCATGTCAAACGGCAAGACATTCCGTATCACTGGTTTGAAAACTCGGAATCGTAAGATGCCCATCATCGCTGAAAATGTGGTTAATGGGCGGAGTTACAAATTCCGCTCAGAGAATGTCAAAATGGCATTGAGTCGTTAAGATACACTTGTACACCGAAGAAAGCATCAGAAATGGTGCTTTTTTTTTTGCGAAAAAACAAAATAACGCTTGACATTGTCATTTTTTTCTTGTATCTTCAGGTATGATAAGAGAGGACAATCAAATGAGAAAAATAACTGGAATATTTTGGTATGAAACTGAGTACGAACTAATGAAAGACGAAGAGGGTTTTTTCGTTAAAGTTGGTGAGGAAATCACTCGGTTAAAGGGTGTACGAATGAGCAAGAGTATTGCTTTTCAGTACATTGATTTTCTAAACAAAGCAGTGGTCGCTTTAGGTGGTAACACCTTTGGTTACTTCTCTGGATTTAACAAATATGATTTCCCTGCTGAAAAGGCGTGGGACGGTTCATTAATAGCTAAGAATTATAAAGGATAATATAATGACAAAAAGTGATCAGATTGAATTGCTAGAAAACGCTCAAATGAAAATTAATGAGGCTATCGAATTAATCGAAGAAGCCGTATCGGGTACTGATAATCAAATGTCAGTCGATGCGTATTTAGTGGCACACTTGGATAACTGGGCAAATGGTGGAAATCCATACGACCAAACTATTCCAGTATTAATAGAAGAAATGGAACAAGAGGAAAATTAAAATGACATTACAAGAATTTATTGACGACAACAGAGCCGAATTGGATTTAATGATTCGAACGGCTATCGACCAACCAAATTTCGATTTGGATGATGACGAACGTAGATTGTGGATTATGAACGATGAAGGTCTCTATAACTGGGCACTTGAATCGGGAGTAGAGGAAATTTAAGATGGTATTACTATCGGGCGCTTTGGCGTCAATAACAGTAGCATTGGGATTTATGAAATTGATTGAAACATTGCCATCATATCCCAACGATAATACAAGGGAAAATGGATAATGGAAGTCGTATTAACTCCAAAAAATGTAAATGATTATCATTTGATATATCAAAATGCTCCACTCCATACTCAAGTAATGGAACGCATTGAATCCGGAGAATCGGTCAAGCTTGAAGTGGAAATTCAAACCAATGCACAATTTTTAGTGGTAGATATTGAGGGGAATTTGAATCTGAGATAATAAAAACTTCATAAGATTATTTTAAAAAATAGCGAAATAAAGCGGCGTTTTTCTCCGCATGCTTACTATATATTAATGTGAAAAGGGTTTTATTTAATGAATAATTAAATAGTAACAAGTAAAACATTAACAAATAAGCATTGAAAAATTAGGAGAAAAATAATGACCGATATTAATGCATTGAAGAAGCGACTAGAACAACTTGAATCATCAAACCACCGTGTAAACAACCTGTGGAAACCTTCCCCAGGTAGAAACCTAATCAGATTAGTACCTTATAAAATGGATATGGATAATCCATTTATTGAGCTGTACTTTCACTATGATCTAGGTGGAAAAAACTACCTATCCCCAACATCATTTCAAAGACCAGACCCAATTGAAGATTTCGCTAAGAAGCTCCGTGCTTCAGGCGACTCCGAAGGTTGGAAATTGTCCAAGAAACTGAGTGCAAAAATGAGAACTTATGTTCCTATTATAGTACGTGGTGAAGAAGATCAGGGCGTTAAGTTCTGGGGTTTTGGTAAAACCGTTTACCAAGAACTTTTAGGATTCATGTCTGATCCAGATTACGGTGATATTGTCGACCCAACAAGTGGTCGTGATGTCCTCGTGGAATACAAATCAGCAGAAGAGCTGAATGCAAACTTCCCAAAAACGACCATTCGCGTAAAGCCGAATGTCACTCCATTAACAGATAACAAAGCACAGTTAGATAAATTCTTGAATGAACAGAAGGATATTCGTGAAATTTATCAGGAGCTCACTTATGATGAACTAGCTGAAGCTCTAAACGCATACCTTAGCCCAGACGACGAAGAAGCGTCCGATGATGGTGAGGGTGTTACGAAATCTCAAATGCAAGAATCCATCGAAGCTTCATCAATTGATAATTTTGATGAAATTTTCGCGGAAAAGAAATAAGATAAATAATAATAGGGGGACTTCGGTCCCCCTTAATTTAGGAGACGCATATGAGAGATCGAGACGAATTAGCCTCAGTAATTGCCGATTCATTGAATAGTGCCGCTGATGATACAGTTGCATATTTTCTGGATGGAGAATCAACACCTACGGACGTATCCGATTGAATTTCAACGGGATCGTCTGAATTAGATTTAGCAATATCTAATATTCCACATGGAGGAATACCAGTAGGTAGAATCACAGAATTTAATGGACTTGAAGGAACCGGTAAAAGTCTTATCGGTGCCCATATCCTAGCCAATACTCAAAAAAAGGGTGGGGTGGCCATTTACATTGATACGGAAACATCTGTTAGTCCACAGTTTTTAACAGCGATTGGCGTTGATGTTAGAAATATGATTTATGATCATGTTGAAACCGTTGAAGAAATTTTCGAACACATCGAAAGTATTATACTCAAAACTAGAGAAACGGAAAAAGGTCGATTGGTTACTATATTAGTTGACAGTATTGCCGCTGCTAGTACAAAAGTTGAGATGGAAGCCGATTATGATAAGGATGGTTGGGCAACGACCAAAGCTATTGTGATTTCAAAAGCCATGAGAAAAATTACCCAGACGATTGGCAAACAACGTGTGGCGTTAGTATTTACAAATCAATTAAGGCAAAAATTGGGAGTGGGATTTGGTGATCCATGGACTACTTCTGGTGGTAAGGCTCTGCCATTCCACGCTTCAGTTAGAATACGATTGAAGAATATGGGCAGAATAAAAGTTGGTACTGGTACAAAGGAACGGATAATTGGGATGAAAATTGGAGCCCAAGTAATCAAAAATAGAATGGGACCACCATTGAGAAAAGCCGAATTTCAGCTCGATTTTGCCTCTGGCATTGACGACTTGGGAAGTTGGATCAGGATATTGGCCGCATATAAGATTATAAAACAAGCTGGAGCTTGGTACACAATTGAGTATGAAGATAAATCGATAAAATTCCAAGCTAAGAAATTTGAGGAAGTTCTTGAAAAGAATCCCAAATTGAAAGAATATCTATATCAACAAATATGCGAAAATGTTATATTGAAGTATAGAAATGTCGCAAATGACGATGAAGAAATCGTAGTAGAAACGGTTCCAGAAGAACCGGATGACGAGGTTTTAGAAGAAGAATAGAATCTTCTATCAAATTAGGGGTGTTTTTGTTTTGGGTTATGAACTCCAATAATACATACATAAATATATAAAACTTGAAAATGCCCCTTTTTACGAAAGGAATTATGAATAAACAGACGTTGCAAAGAATATTTGATCAGATTCAAAAGGAACATGATGAAATAGAAGATTTAGAATTTAATAGCAGGGTATTAATAGTAGATGGATTGAACACATTCATCCGAGCATTCAGTGCCGTACCAATGACTAACACCAATGGTGCTCATGTCGGGGGTATAGTTGGATTCTTGAGGTCTCTAGCATTCACAGTAAAAACATTAAATCCTACCCGACTGATAGTTACATTTGACGGTAAGGGTGGATCAGTGCGCAGGAGAAAATTATTTCCTGAATACAAAGGCAAACGGAAAATCTCCAAATTAAATAGGGGTGACGTGTATAGTACCGCTGAAGATGAACACGAATCAATGATGATGCAATTACGCAAGACGATAGATTATCTGGGAACACTCCCATTGTCATTGGTAGTTATAGAGAATATTGAAGCGGACGATACAATGGCGTACATCGCGAAGCAGGTTTTGACCGATAGTAAAATCACATTTATGAGCACCGACAAAGATTTCTTGCAGTTGGTTAGTGACAGGATTTCAGTTTGGTCTCCTACCAAAAAAATATTATATACACCAGAGAGAATAAAGGAAGAATACCAAATTCCACCTAATAATTTCTTAGCATATAGAATCATGGAAGGTGACGTATCGGATAATATTCCTGGGGTAGGTGGAGCAAAAATCAAAACAATTATAAAAAGATTTCCGGATATTCTGGATGAAAATGTAAATATGAAAATCGAAGATTTAATACAGCATGCCAAGTCACAAGAGAACAAATTGAAAGTATATGAAAATGTGATAGACAATGAAAATATATTACATTTGAATTGGAAGCTGATGCAATTGAATGAAGTGGACATTAGTAATGCTTCCAAATTCAAAATTCTATCCGCCATTGACGGTGAACATCAGCAACTGAATAAGCTAAAATTTGAGAAAAGATTTATCCAAGATCAATTGCAACAATCAATTCCAAATGTGGACACTTGGTTGAACCAATCATTTTTAACATTGGATAAATTTGCAAGAGAGCATAATGGGAAGAAACAAGAAGTATAATACCGTAGAAGAACGCAAAGAGGCCCAAAAGAAATGGCAGGCCGATCATTATGAACGCAATAAAAAAGAAATATTGAAAAAGGCTAGAGAGCGTTATCGCGCTAAAAAAATAGAAAAGGCCAAACGTGACCGAATGAAAAAATTATACGATGAGTAAAAAATAAATGAATATAATTGAAAATATATCAGCGTTTTTTGCCATATATACGATATCTATATACACGGAAAAGAACATAGGTCACGGGATTAAAGGAACAAATTTTTATGTCAGATGAGCAATCAAAATTCACAGGTTATGGGTCTTCATTTCAGACAAAAGTAATATCTTCATTACTAGCTGATACGAAGTATTCTCAAACAATTGGAGATATATTAGAACCAGTCATGTTTGATAGTGAGGCCAATCAATGGCTAGTGGACATAATAAAAGAATATTATGTTGAGTACAAAACAAATCCAACTCTGGATGTATTAAAAATCAAAATAAACGATATACAGAACGATATACTACAGGCATCGGTCATTGTTAAATTAAAAGAAGCGTGGCAACAAATGGAATCCACGGACTTGGAATTTATCAAAGAGGAGTCCTTAGAATTTTGCAAAAACCAAATCCTAAAAAATGCGATTATAAAATCGGTTGACCTATTACAGAATAAAGAATACGATTCGATTAAGGGGTTAATTGATGGTGCCCTTAAAGCTGGATCAGAACGAGATATAGGCCATGATTATATTGTGGGCTTGGAGGAACGATTGACAAAAAGCGTTAGAGATACGGTAGAAACCCCTTGGGATTCTATCACAGAATTAATGGACGGGGGAGCTGGAGCTGGAGAATTGATAGTTGTGGTTGCACCGGCTGGAATTGGAAAAACTTGGGTGCTACAAACCGTAGCCGCTCATGGTGTAAAAAAGGGTTTAACAGTAGTACATTATACACTGGAATTAAACCAAAATTATGTTGGGTTGAGATATGATACTATCATTAGTGGAATACCAACCGCAAACATTAAATATCATCAAGATGAAGTGAAAGCTGTAATTGATGCATTACCGGGAAAAATGATAATCAAATACTGGCCGACAAGATCGGCATCGGTACAAACGATTGCGGCACACTTGAAACAAATGGAAATTCAGAATATTATACCAGATTTGGTTGTAGTTGATTATGCTGATATTTTAAGAGACGCGTCGGGTGCTACAGAAAAAAGATTTCAACTTGGTAATATCTATGAAGATTTGAGGGGCATGGCTGGGGAATTCAATATTC